GAGTCCGACGAGCGCGCCCGCGGCACCCTTCGCGGCACCGGCAAAGTCACCCTCCAGCACGGACGTGGCCACGTCCGCGAGGGACCGCATGGAACCCTCGACGTCAACGGCTTTCTCCGACACCTTCTCGATGCCGTCAGCGGCAGCACCGGCAGCTTTGGGTGCGTCGTCACCGAGCTTCTCCGCTTCCGCGCGCACGGCCGCGAGGGCATCCTCTGCGTCTTCGGCGGACATGCCGAACGCGCGCAACTCGCGCTTGATCTCGGCGCTCGTCTTCCCTGTGACGTCTCCGAGGCGGACGATGGTGCGGATGACTTCGGCCATCTTGTCGTCGGCGTCGTCCGCACCGGTCTCGATCGCGTCGTTGAAGTTGTTCAACGCGGAGATCGCGGCTTTGAGCGCGAGCTCGTACTCCGACACATCACCGGTGAACCGGACGGATACAGCCATGGTTAGTCCTTCTTGATGTCGAGCGGGCCGCCGCGGAGGAGGTCGATGAGGCCGTACACCCACGCGGCGACGAAGCGGGGGCCGTGCTCGCGCAGCGTCGGCAGGATCACGTACCCGTCCGGGTTGCGGTCCCGAAGGTTCATGCCCACCCACACGAGGTACGAGGTCTGCATGGTGCGCCCGGTCCCTGCGATCCGGACCGTCTTCCGCCTGGACGACGTGACCTGCTTCGGGGTCATGCCGAACTCGATCGCGGGCCAATGGTCGTTGGTGAGGCCACCGGACAGCGGTCCGCCCATGCCCGCCGTCACGGTGAAACCGTCGTCGTGAATGTCAACGGTGGACCCGTCTACGAGCATCCGCTGTTCCGGTTTCGTGCCCGTAGCCGATGCCAGCGCACCCGTCCACGTCGTGGACACCGCGAGCCGGGACGACTCACGCATGGCCTCCTGTGTGCCCGCGTCCGCGGCCTGGAGGGTGTCGAGGGCACGTTTCATGTCCTCACCGCCTCGCACGATCCGGTACGCGAACGACACGGGGGGTTACTCCTCGGGGACTTCCGGTGCGGGGACGGTCTTGGTCGGCTTGGTCTTCAGCGGCAGAGTGACGTTGAACGTCTTGTGCTGGTTGCCCTGCCCACCGGTGGACGGTGCGGGGATCGACGTCACCACACCGGTGAACGTCTTCTCACCGTCCGGGGACCAGGTGACGGTGACGTCCTTCGTGTTCGCGTTGTCCCACAGGTAGTCCCAGAGCGTGTCTCCCTCGTCCACACCGGTGAGGGTGATCGCCCACCCCCGGTCGGGGGTCTCGGAGAAGTCCCGGTTGATGCCGGTCTGCACGATCGGTGCCGGGGCGGTCTGCTGAATCTGGGTTACGTAGTCGCCGTAGTCCGTCGCGTCCACGCCGAACTTGAGGCTGATGGGGCCGATGAGGCTCATTTCTTGTGCTCCTCGATGTGAGTGATGGTGTACCCGGTGTACTTCCGGGACTTGTCGGATGCTTCAAAGTCGGTCGGGGTGGCACGGTCGGACCAGCGGACCACCCCGGCCGTGTACAGCAGGTCGAGCAGCGCTTCGAGCCGGTCCATGCGCTTCTCGGTGTCGTCCAGATCGCAGACGACCGCGAGGGTCCAGGTGAGCCGCTGCACCCGTGGTGCCGGGTACTCGACGGCCGGCATCGGGTAGATCACGATCCCGCCCGCAGCCGGTGACACCGCCCGCTCGTAGTCGGCACCGTCCGTGGTCACCGTGATCTGTGTCCGGTCGGGCAGGGTCGAGCCGCCGACAGCGGTGACGGCCTTGTCGAGGAGGACGGTGCGGCGGGTTTTGATGGTGCTCATGCGATCGCCGGACTCATGTACGGGCGGAAGATGTGCTCCACCGCACCCCAGGAATCGACGCGGCCGCGGGCGATCGCCCCATCCATCGCGTTGATCGTGACGATCCCGTTCTTCACCTGCCGCTTGTAGAACAGCTCGGCGGCGAGCTCCTGGATGCCGCGCTTGAAGATCACACCGGGCACGACACCATCGAACACGTCCGCGATGTACTCATCCAGGCCCGTGTACAGGTCAGGGTTCGCGGCCGGGTCGAGCTTCTGCCCTGCCATCACGACCGCCTCGTCGGTCGCCGCGGTCGCGAACTCCGGGCTGGAGGTCTTGTCCACGTACCCGGATACCGCGGTGCGCAGCTCTTCCAGAGTCGGGTAGGGCATGGTGTGCTCCTTCGAGGATGGGGGTCGCGGCAGGCGGGTGGGGGTCGCCCTTGGGGGTGAGCGCCCGCCCGCCGCGACGGATCAGGACGCCGCGAACTTCACCGGGACGACGGCCGCGGGAATCTCCGCAGCGACCGCGCCGTAGCGGTACACGGAGAAGTCCTTCGACAGGTTGATGACGTTCTCGTCCTGGAGCGACACCAGCGCGGAGTCGTACTGCCGCAGCGCGTCGCCGTTCACGAAAGCGGCCTGCGCGGTCGTGAAGCCGGGGTCTGCGACGACGCTGATCCCGGCGAGGTCGCCGGTCAGGCCTGGAAGGTTCAGCACGCCCGCCTGAGGGTTAGCCGGGGACAGCTTGAACGACCGGGAGCCGCCGATCGCGACCTCGCCCTCTTCGACCTCCACGACCTGCACGTAGGCGAGGTCCTTGAGGTACTTGAAGACGTGCGGCGACACCAGCAGGTGATCGATCGGGAGGTCGAGGCCGTCGAAGCGGATCGCCGCGTCGATCACGAGGTCGGTCCACTGCTTCTCCGTCGATGCCGTGTACGCGCCGCCGAGCAGCAGCACACCCCCGTTCGCGGCGACACCCTCGCGTGCGGACACGAGCGTCGCGTACGCGGCGCGGAGGACGGCCTTCTTGCGTGCACCCGCGGCGACGGCGAGTGCCTGGAGCGACCGGTTCAGGATCGGCAGCGTGGACCGCTGAATCTGCTGACGGGTGAGCTGCACGTACCCGCCGTACGTCTTCACCGGTGCCGTGCGCGTGGTCAACGTGACCTTGCCGTAGGCGAGGTCGTCACCCTCGGCGGCCTGCTCCGCGACGGAGACGGTGTTGGCCAGCAGCTCCGCGAACTCGACGTTCATTCCGGTGCTCGGCAGGGTGCCGGTCGAGAAGATTCGGGAGAGCACACCGGAGGATGCGTCGAAGATGCGGGTGAGATCGCCCACCCACCCGTCCTTGATCGGCGCGTCGGCGGTCGTGCCACCGGTGTACGCGCGATGCTGGATCTCGTCGTAGCGGTGCTCCTGCGACCGGTTGTATGCGGCGATGGCGTCTTCGTCACCGGCCGCAAGGGCCTGGACGAAAGCGCCGGCAGAGCGCATGTCCGGTGCGGGGGTGTCCTCGCGCTGCTCGGCGGTGAACGTGGCGATGGAGCGCTCCAGCTCCTCGACACGCTCGCGGGCTTCGAGGTCGATGACCTCCGCCTCTGTGGTGGGCATGGGGGTGCTCCTCTCGTGAGCGTCAGGGTTTGCGGCGTGTCGAACTTCGGAGACCTTCGCGGCGTTGCCGTACGCGCCGAAAGGAACTAGGGAGACTTCGCGGGCGAGGACCTCACGACGGGTGATGTTGCCGTCCTCATCGACCTCGGACCGCACCGGCCAGAAGCCGATGGAAAGCTGATCGACCACCCCGTCGCGCAGCAGGGTGTGCGCTTCGGTGCCGCGCGGGGTGTCGGACAGGCGACCGCGCACGAACCAGCCGTCTGCGCGGTCCTCGTGCTCGGTGATGATCCCGATCGGCTCGTCATGCCGCCACAGCACCAGCGCTTTCCCGTCCACGCGGACCGAGCCGGGGGCGAAGGACTCTTCGTACTCCCCCGCCCAGTCCCTGATCTTCACGGGTGTGTCGAAGGGGACGCCGATCCCGGCGAACGTGCGCTCGGCGGCGTTGAACTCGCGGATCGTGAATGTCCGGTGATGCATCTGCGTGTCGGTGACTGTGCTCATGCGGGGTCGTCTTTCTTCTCGGTCGCGGGCATGGCGGTGAGGCCTTCGAGCTCGCGAATCTCATCGACGGTGCGCCACCCGGCGCGCAGCGCCGACTCGTACGCCTCGTACCGGCTTTTGGTGTCGGCGCGGAGCAGCGCTTCGATGTTGAACTTCGCGCGGGACCCGCGCGGCAGGAACGACGTCAGGGCCTCTTCGATCTCCTGGAGGGTCTTCATCAGCGAGAATCGGACGAAGCCCAACCAGTCCTGCTCCACGTTCGCGTAGGTCTGAGACTCCCCCGACAGGGTGACCAGCATCAGCGACGCGGGGATACCGAACAGGCGCGCGACCTGTGTCACGGACCACTGCTGAGACTCGATGAACTGCGCGTCGCGGGGTGAGAGGTACACCTGCTGGTAGGACAGGCCCTGCCCGAGGACGACGACGCCGCGCTTGCCGCCGTTGCCGTCCCGGAAAGCGTTCTTGGCCTTCTTGGCACCGTCGCTGTCGATGATCTGATCCGACTTGAGGATGCCAGACGGGGAGTCACCGGAGGAGAGGACGTCCGACCCGTACTCAGCGGTGTCGAGCGCGCCGCGCAGCTCAACCTGCGCGGCCTGGATCGGGCCGAGCCCGCGCACCATGCCGGGGACCGGCATCGCCACGAGGTGCTTCACCTGCCACGGCTTGTACGTGCGCCCCTGGTACTGGTATCCGGTGACCCGCCCCCTCTTCGTGTGATCGATGACCACATCGAGGGGGTTCAGCACCCGCAGCACCTTCACCGGCGATGACTCGTCGGCATCGTCCTTGCGGATCACTCGCCAAAACGCGTTACCGTTCGTGTCCAGCGACACGCTCGTCTTCTCCACGAACCGCGACCGGGACTCGTCCGGGTCCGGTTGTGCGATCAGCAGCGGGGTCCGCTCCATGATCTCGCCGTCGCGTCCCTCGACCTTGATGCTGATCTGCTTCGCGGACAGCGACCGGATCGAGATCGCCCGATACACCGCGCCCAGGCTCAACGCATCCCCGAGCGCCACGGCACGCTCCAGCGCCTGCCGCGACGGGACATCCTGCACCGTGGACGGGTCGGACGGCGGCGGCGTATCCTCACGGCGGAACGCATCGACGCCGGCGTCTACGCGCTGCCAGAAGCGATCAAGTCGGGTACCCACACAGGAATACTCACCGAGGGCATGCCGATCCGCGTATACAGGAATCGCGGGGAATCGCTAGGTTTCGCCAGGTTTATGTAGGTCAGAAAACTTGCAGCGGAACGTCGCGCTGTACCTCGGCCAGGTGAACACCGATCACGTGCCCGACCACCGCGTCGATCTCGGTCGCGGACTTCTCCCACGAGATGCGGAAGCTATCCCCGACGTTCTTGCGGAGCGTCCGCGGAATCTGCGACGACAGCAGCGAGTAGCCGGGATGCGCGAGCATCCCCTCCGTCGCTTTCGCGTAGAACAGCGCCGACGCGTTCATGAAGTCCGCCGACGTCATCATCGTGGTCGGCATCCCGCGGAGCTTGAGGTCCTTCTCCAGGTCGCGCAGCAGCGCACCCATCCCGAACGTGACAGGCCGGTGCCGGTTCAGGCGGGCGGCGACCTCCGCGAGCCCTGCGATCGTCGGTTTCGTGATCGACGCGACGACGTCGCAGTAGGTGCGCCCGTCAGGCATCTTTGCGTGCGCCGTCACGGTGGCGTACGCCCAGTCCGTCGTCCGCGAGATCACGAACACAGGCCGCACCCCGGCAGGGAACGGCTCCGTCGTCGTACCCTTCGCCCACGTCGCCAGCGGGATGAACGCGTTCACGCTCGCGATGAACCGGTTGAGGTCGTACCGGATCACCTGATCCTCGGGCAGGGTACGCACCTTCGTCACCAGGTTCTCCAGGTCCCGCCGCCCCGAGGCGACGCCGGGACTCGCGGCGGCGAGGTACCGGCCAAGAGTCTCGTCGTCGGCGGGGATGCGGCTCTCCGGGGCCTCCCAGATGAACACCCCGAGCCTCGATGCCCCGTCCTGCGCGATCGACGCTTCACCCTGCTCGTACAGGTGGATGAGCAGCTCGGACTTGTCATCCCCCGCGGTCGTGATCCCGGCGACGAGCGCGTTGGGGCGACCGCCTGCACCGTTCACCATGTCGGTCCACAGCGCCGACTTGAGGATGTGCAGCTCGTCCACGACGCCGAGGGTGATCGGGATACCTTGCAGCGCGGCCGACTTCGACGGCTTCATCGTGTACACCGCACCCGCCGACCGGGACCGGATGCCGCGCGTACCGGTCGCGACGAAGCTCCGCGCGAGCGACGTGCGCGAGATCACCTTGTGCGCCCGCTCGTATACGAGCTTCGCCTGATCCACGCTCGTGGCGATCCCGGCGATGTTCGCCGCCCGAGGGTTCGCGACCAACTGCCACAGCGCCAGCGCGGCCGCGATCTCCGACTTTCCGTTCTGCCGGCCGAGGGACACGACCACCTGCATCCACCGCAGCTGACCCGCGCGCGGGTGCCCTTCGGGGAAGACCTCCAGGATGGCGCGCAGCAGTTGCACCTGCCACGCCTCCAGCGGGTAGTCGAACGCCTGCACCCACGCCGCCTGAAGCAGCGCCGCGAACGGGTCCAGCGCGGAAGGGAACTCGGGCGACAGTGGCGGGGTGTGCCGGGTAGGCGGCCACGCCGCGATGTCCGCGAACGGCGGCGTGTACGTCACGGCGTCCACAGCGCACCCGGATTCTGAGCGAGCATGTCCAGCAGATCGGGACCATCCTCGACGCCGGAGGACTTCACCGCGCCGGTCTTGTTCAGCAACCACCGATGCATCCGCCCGTACTCGGCCGCGAGCGTGGACGAATACCCCTCGGCGGCGTCCAGCTCGGCCGCGATCGCCCGCAGCGCCTTCACCGTCGGCGCGAACCGCGCCCCGAGATCATCGCCCGCATGCTCCAGGTACCGTTCGAGCGCTTCACCCCACGATTCAACGTCAGGTTGCGCATTTTGCTCAGTCATCGCGCCAAATACCTTTCATCTCGCGTAAAACTGCCAGTTGGCCAGAGGGGTGATCCGGCACACAGAGAAGAAACCGAGGCCTCGCGCGCCTCGCCTCGAGGTCGGTCGGGTGGCTCGAGTTGCGCAGAGTGCTCAGTCTCCGCACGCGCGACACGAGGTCGTGCGGTCGCGCGCTCGAGCACAGCCGAGGACGAGCGATCAGCAGGTGCGGGTGGTCCAGGTGGTCCACCCGGTCCAGGCAATTTCCTAACTTCTCTCTCTTCTACTTCTCTTCTCCCCGCATTGAGTTTGAGGGGGATGCCTAGACCGCCTGGACCAGCCGCGAGATTACGCGGTTTCCTGGTACCCGACATGCCTGGACCGGTCCACCCTCGCGCCTGGACCACACTCCCGACCACACCTGTGATGGCCTCAGATGTGGGGAGCGGGGAATCGTGGTCCAGGCATTTGGTCCAGGCGAGGGGTGTTTGGTCCAGGCGCGTGGTCCACCCGTGCGCGATCATGCGTCGGCCTTTCGGAGGATCACTCCGATGCCGTCGTAGTGCCAGACACGGGACGATCCGGTGCGAGGACGGGAGGACTGGATGCCGAGCTGCTTGAGCCGGTTCCCGAACGGTCCCGAGGCGAGCGCCTGATAGCCGTTGGCTCGGCACCATCGGGAGTACTTCTGGTACACGTCGGCTCGAGGCGAGGTCTGATCCTCTCCGAGGTAAACGTCCTCGTCGTCCTCGAGCCACATCATGAACGGGTCGCTCGAGGAGTGCAGCCGCTCGGCGGCGTCTTGCGCGGCCTGTGGCGGGTCGAACCGTCCGCGCTCCATCAGCTTCCGCAGGTGCCACAGCGCGACACGTAGGATGCCCGGTGCCTCCGCGAGCAGCTCGCGCTCATCGAACGGACCGAGGTCGGTGACAGTGCGGGTGAACTCGATGACCTCCCACCGGTCACGCCAGCCCTTCGTCGTGTCCGACGATCGGAAGTACTCGTTCGTGGCGAACAATGGCACCGCGTAAGGGACGTAGGTGAACTGCTGCCCGAACTTGCGCGCGCAGGTGATCGCGTCGCCGCCCGTGATCTGCTTGATGATCTCCGGTTCGTTCACGAACCGCGCCGACAGGTCGCCGGAGATGTTCGCGATCATGCCGAACAGCCCCGCCACAGCGAACCGATCCTCCACGAGCGCGTGCAGTGAGATCGCGGAGTAGTTCTCGATGCCGAGCAGATGCCGGATGACCCGGAACAGCGTGCCCTTCCCATTGCGGCCGGGACCGTACAGCAGCACAACCTTGTGGAACGGGTTGCCCGTCATGAGGGTGTAGCCGATCACTTCCCACACGTGCCGCACCAGCGCAGTGTCGTCACCGAGGACCTGCTCGAGCCACTTCTCGAACGTCGGGCAGGTTGCGACAGGATCGTAGGCGATAGGCAGCTTGGTGAGCGCTCCGAGCGTCGGATCGTGCCCGGTGAACACGTCACGCTCCCAGTCGTACACGCCGTTACCCACGACGACGTACGGCAGGTACCCGTGCGGGAGGTCCCGCACGCCCACGGTGGGCAGGGTAACGTTCAGCAGGTGCGCCTCGGTCTGCTTCTGCACCGTCGTGGAGTACCTGGCACCGAGCGCCGCCGCGATCCTCCGAGTGAGCACGTGCGGGTCCCGCTGATACACACCATCGACGTACTCGTAGTACTCCCCGTCGATGCCGCGACCGAGATCGGGGGCGATGTAGTCGGCTATCAGGGTCGCGTCGAGCTTCCCATCCGCGCCAACGAAGGCTTCCGTCATGGCAGGGCCTCCAGCCAAGCAGGGTTGAACCAGGTCGAGCGCAGCATCGTCCGGTTGCTTTTCTTTCCGTTGCAGGGGCGACATGCCGCGACGAGGTTGTGTTCGTCGTCGGTGCCGCCCAGATCGATCGGGATCACGTGATCGACGGTCGCGTTGCGTCCCTCGAGGTGGACGCCGCAGTACGCGCAGAGCCAGCCGTCACGGTTGAGGATGCGGAGGCGGGTGGCCTCCCATTCGGGGCCACGCCGGGACTGGACACTCATTCCGCATCACGGAGTTTCTGCTCCACGGTGCGCCGGTCGAAGCGGCGTGCACCGCCCAGCGTGCGCGAGGACGGCAAGATGCCCTCATCCGACCATCGCCGCACAGTCTCCGGTCGGACACCGAAGAGCCGTGCGACGTCGCCCACGCTGAGCTTCTCCTCCATCAGCGCTCAGACTCCCGTTCAGTCGGTCTGATCGCTTCCCAATACGCGTCCGCTTCTGCATCGGTCAGGGGCGGGTCGAAAATCGCCAACTGGACATCGATCGCGCGCCACCCAGTAGGTTCCCTGTCCTCGGGGCGGTGACGTTCGCAGAAGTCCTGCCCGTCAACGTCCGTCGCCCAGTCCGCGTCGTATGCGGCCTCACGAGCCTCGCGGGCCGAGTCGTACAGCCACGCCCCACCGTCGTACGTCTCAAGCTCAGCCGAGCACCCGCCCGGGTGATCGCAGCTGATCGAGTGCATCCACTTCGCATGCACGCTCATGACGGATCACCCGAATAGGGATACGGGCGCTCGGTGAGCACACGCATCACAGCATCGGCGTACATGCCCGCGACACCGGGCGGGATGACGTACAGCAGTCGTCCCTCGCTGTCCTGCGCGGTCTGGATCGCGAGCTTGATTCGCTCGCGCATCTCCTGGCCTGCTTCGCTCGGCTCGCTCATGACGGATCGCCCGATTCCTGAGCGGGCTCCGAGACGCTCACGAGCGCCCAGCCGTGTGACCAGAACCCGCGGAGGTCGTCGTACTTCGCCTCGAACGCCGCGCGCACCTTGTCTGTCACGCCAGTCTTGGTGTTGGCGAGCAGGCTCATCGGCGTGCGTTTCACGATCTTGTCGCCGTAGGTGTTGTATTCCAGCACCTCGATCTCCCACCGGAACATCACTCCTGCCCCCGTTCAGCCGAGCCGATGAGCGCGATCTGGTGGTCGTAGTCCTCCCACACCACGCACGCCGCGTCATCGTCCAGCGCGTCGGTGCACTCCTGGCAGATGAAGTCCTTGTGCTCGGGGCACTCGTCCTCGCGCTTGTGGTCACACTCGCCGTAGGCGCACGAGAACGGAATCAGTGCCGTCTCGACCTTTGTGTGCGTGGTCATCGTTCGCTCCTATCCGTGTGATCCGTGAGGTAGATGCTCATCGGGCGGAGTAGCCCGATCGCCTGATCGACGCGACCGGCGCGCAGGTAGACGATCGCCTCATCGAGGTCCGCGCCTGCCGTCGCGCCGTCCGTGAGGTCGCCTCGGACCGCGCCGTCGAGGTACTTGACCACCGCCTCGACGCCGCCCGTGAACTCGAATGGTGCGCCGTCGCCGTCGCGGTTGTCGATGTCGCGCAGGGTGATCTCCATCACTCGCTCCTGTTCGGTTGGTTCGTGAGTAGCGCCAGCAGATCGCCGGCGCGTACGTCAGCGCTTGTGAAGTAAGTACGGCCGGCGGCGAACAGTCGCCACTCACCGCCGTACAGCCATGAGTCCCACCGGACTTCCTCAACCGTCGCGACGATCTCGCGGTGCTCGAAGCGATCCCAGAGAGTCACGACATCGCCCGCACTCGCCGGCGGGTGATTGCGGGACGGTGCGTGCCAGTCGGGGCGGATGTCCAGGGCCTCGGTCATGGCCGGCTCCCGTTCTGGAGGTTTGTGCGCCATAGTTGGCGCTCGGGGATGCTGAGGACGCTTGTGCAGTCCCGGCAGAGGACCGTGGCACTGCGCGCCTCGTAGCGAACCAGTCCGCAGCGGGCGCACGTGGCGCGGGTGCTCACGTCGGATCGCCCGCGCGGTCGGCTTCACACGTGCAGTGGTCCGGCTCGGTGCAGCCGAGGACGACGTGACACCAGAGCTCGTGGCGGCTGAACGTCGGCACTGTGGGGGTCCAGTCGCCGTGGCACGCGCACCCGTCACAGTCCGTGCAGGCCTCGTGCCGCCCGTCCCAGCAGTCGAGGGACTTGTGATCCTCCTGCGCAGCCCAACGCCGGAACAACCTGCCACGGCACCAGAACAGGCCCACGATGAGCAGGAGCGAGACGCCGATCGCGACATCAGGGCGAAGGTAGTCAGGCGGGGTCATTGCCCTGCTCCATCCGGATCGCAGCGATATCCCGAGGGGGGGGTGACCAGCGCTTCCGCGAGACGTTCGAAGCCCTCCACGTCAGCGAGGTCGGCGGCGGCGTGGCCGAGGAACGCGCGCACGTCGCCCAGGTGCGTCCGCAGCGTGTCCGGGTCCGGTGCCTCACGGGGCTTCTCCGGCGTGAGCCCCAAGTGGAACTCGACGTAGCGCAACGAGATCAACGCGTTGTTGATCGCCTTGTGCGCGGATTGGATACTCATGCGTAGGGCCTCACAATCTCAGTGGGCCGGAAACCCCCGGCCTGGTAGTCGGGTGTCATCAGGGTGCGGAGCTTCTTAAGCTCGGACGGTGGCCACGTCGCCAACTGCCGCCAATGCTCGATCGACGCAGACCGTAGCTCGGCGTGCTCGGCCTCCAGTCGGGTCGCGGCGGCGGCGTAGCCGTCGGCGTGCCCCGCGCAGTACGCGGCGACTGTCTCGTCAGTCGCGTTGTGCGGTTCAGGCACGAGAGGCACGGAGCGCCTCCACGTCCTCGGCCGCGAACAACATCGCGCCGCGCAGTCCGGGCAGTCGATGCACGGGGGTGAGTCGCTCCGACGCGACCCAGCGGGTAACGGTCTTGATCGAGACACCGAGGGCCGCAGCGACCTCGGCGGTGGTCATCATGGCGATTGACGCGGAATTGGTCATGTGACGAAGATGACACGATATTGGGCAGATGTCAAAGAGTCGCCAGCTTGCGCGTGTCTGCGTTGTGTCCTATCGTTTGACACATGACCACCGTGACAGATAGCCGACGTGCACCGCAGTTCGTGCTCAGGCACAGACTGGTGCTCTCCCGTGAAGAGGCCGAGATGGACCAGGCGGCGCTAGGCGACGCCCTCGGCATCTCGCGCCAGACCGTGAGCAACTACGAGCGAGGCATGACGCAGCCCAAGCGGCACGTGCTCATCGCGTGGGCGATGGCGACCGGCGTCGATCTCGACTGGCTCACGACGGGAACAGAGAAGCCCCACCAGGACGGACCTGACGGGGCTTCTCGGGGATTGCTCCCCGGCTTGGACTCGAACCAAGAACCTGCCGGTTAA